TGACCCCAGGGGTACGAAAACAAAACAAACTTAAGCGGATCGTCCGCCAACTGGGGGCTCCAGAGCCGCCCCATCAACTCCATCTCCTCTTGCGGGGAGTATTGGGTCTGCTGCATGCTCGATTACCTCGTATGCGCCCTCGACGACGCGCTGCTGCGCCAGTTCCAGTGCGTGCTTGATGGAGATGGTCTGCTCGACACTGACGTCGATGGCCTGGCGCGCGACCCACCCATGTACGTGCTTGAGGATGTCCAGCGCCGCCTTGGCGTCGCCCGCGGCCGCGGCCTGATGCAGCTGGTCGGACGCCAGCATCTCGCCGTCTGCGCGTCCCTTCAGCTCGGCCAGCTCGGCCAGCGGATCAAACTGGCACAGACGCCGATACTCGGCGGGCAGCAGACCCGCAGCCAGCGCCAGTGTGTCGCCTTTGAGGCCTTTGCGCGCGGCGTTGTAGATGGCGTCCAGCCGCGCCTCTGTCGCCTGCACCTGCCGGGGTTCGTATGGGAGTGAGCGCCATGTCATTGGGAGACTGTATCAAAAAATTTTATGAGTGAGAAATTGTTTTATGAAAAATTGTGTGCGGCCCCTGCGTCGGCAACGACAGAATTGTCAGGGCCCTCTCCCCCCATGCCCTGCCCGAGCAAACATCAGCAAAGCCTAATGCTTCCCGGCTAGGGACTGGCGCTTACGCGCGCCAGCCTGCCGCCAATGCGAGGACCGATAGGACTACTGCCAAGATGATACCGCTATCCGTTTCCATGTTGTGCGCTCCGTTGTTGACGTTAGAACTATCGCACGCTTGGCCAATAGTGTCAATCAATCTTTTGCAGTTTAGCGCGGCAGTCGATTGAATATTTTGCGCCGTCCAGGACGTGGACATACAGCGTCCCTTTTGGTGTGCGCTGCACAAATGCGACCGTTGCCGGCAACGCTGGCAAGAGCAGTTTCACCAGGGCTACCCATTGCCCGCGTGTGATCGCCTTTTTGTCGACCAGGGCGCTTGCGGCGTCCATCAAGCCAAATGACGTTCGTATATTTTGAGTTACCAAATGCGCCCTGGGAGCCATGCGATTTTCCCCTGTTACGGGCTCAATATATATGAAACCGTAGTTTTTTCAAGCGTTCATGGGCAGTTATGGGCAGTCATGGGCAATTGATTGCCCATGGCTAACTATCTGATATTGCGCCATTCAACGCCTTTTTTTGGAATCATGGGCTATTTTAGACAGCAACTCAATAGAGCGGCTGGAATCGTAGTTTTCACGCGCGCGCGCCAGATTACAGCCGTAGCCAAATATACGTATATTACATTTTTCTTTTTGTTGTATGATATGACAATATAGCCAATAAGCCCTCTAAACCTCATAATATCAGCGGCTTGTGAATGGGCAATCGTGTTCCCGCTTGGGCACCCATACTGCCCAAGCCTCAAAAACTACGATTTGTCGCTCTGACGCGTATTTTTCGCTTGCCTATATAGCCAATGAAGTGTAAGACAATCCTGTACGCAACGCCAACCACACAGGGGCGCAACATGGCACAATTCGAACTGAACACGTACGCACGCAAAACGCACCCGTTCTACGATCTGAACGATTTCGCCAAGGGTTACGTCGAGGCCATGTTTTTTACGAACGGCGACACAGGCGACGACCGCGAAAACCTGCTTAACGATCTAGGTGTTGACCGCCTGACGCGCGCCAGCGTCGCCGCAATCAAGCGCGATTGTGACGCCTTCCTTAGCAAGATCGGCCCTGATGGCTGCTTCATGCGACAATGGCTGGACCGCGCTGAGTATAGTGACGAGCGCGCGGGTAACGATTTCTGGTTTACGCGCCAGGGGCATGGGGTAGGTTTTTGGTGTCGCGACGACGAACTGACGCAAGAACAACAGGACGCATTCTGCACCGCCGCCAAGTCGTTCGGCGAAACGCACGTCGAAGTCTGGCGCGGTTGGATTCACTGCCGTTGACGCCAAGCCGGCCATAGTGTAAGACAATCTAGTGCAACGACACACAAGGGACGCAACATGAAGAACAACCTGCAACAGCTCTACGCTATCGGCATGACAGACGACGACGCCCGCGCCCTGCGCCGCATTAGCCTCACACTGCGCCGCTGGTACGAGCACGAGTGCAACGGCGCGATCCAGCGCGACGGCGAGCGCGGCGACGGCCGCCCGTTCTGGCACTCTACGTTTGACGGCCGCCGTTATGCGCCCGCCCCGGATCGCGAGCGCGGCGCGCTCAAGCGAATGGCGGCGCTTATGGCGCGCTATCCGGCCTTGACGCCCTACGTGCAAGGCGACCCCCGCGGTTGCGCCGTGTATGTCCTGCGCCCCGGCGACGTGCCAGAAGGCAAAGACGCCGACGCCTACTATTCGCGCGGCATCCCGGTTTATTAAGGAGACGAGAACATGCAAACCCACAACCTTGACACCATACCGCCACTGAGCAGCGGCAAACACGACGACCTAGCCGCTGGCGCCTGCGTCATGGAGGCGGTCTCTTACATCGCGGGGGAGCCGTGGTCAGACCATCCCCAATGCGTCTGCCCGGTCATCGCCGCGTTCTGCCGCACATGGAATGACGGCCTACCGGACGATCAGCGCGACGCGTTGCTGCGCCCGCTTATCCCGCTTTTGATCGGGACGCGCGGGACGCCCGCACTTGAGCAGAAGCGCGCGTATATAGCCGTCGACTGGGCTTGCCGCGTAGCAGCGCCCGCCGCCCTGCGCTCCGCAGGTTTAGATACAGAAGCCGCAACATTAGAGGCGTCGCCGCCCGTTGTTGACGACACGACCGCCGCCGCCGCCCGCGCCGCCGCCTACGGCGCCCGCGCCGCCGCCTACGCCGCCGCCGACACCGACGCCGCCGCCCGCGCCGCCCCCTACGCCGCCGACGCCGCCGCCGCCGCCTACGTCGCCGCCGCCGCCTACGCCGCCGTTGACGCCGCCGCCGCCGACACCGCCACCGCCGCCGCCTACGCCGACGCCGCCGCCGTCGCCGCCTACGCCGACACCGCCGTCGCCGCCCGCGCCGCCGCCTACGCCGCCTACGCCGCCGCCGACGCCGCCGCCGCCGCCGACGCCGCCTACGCCGACGCCGCCGACGCCGTCGCCGACACCGCCACCGCCGTGGGTCTTGTAAAGCGCATGATAGGAGCAACCGCATGAGTTACAGTTTCCAGGCGCCGCGCTACGCGGCGACAAGCTACACAATCAACAATCTGGCGCTCGACACGGGCGCGACCTTCTCCGGCGAACTGTCAATCGAACCGGAGGGCGCGGGGTCAGAAGATTGGTACATCTACCGCGCCAGCGCCGACGACCCCGACGACGAGGACAAGATCATCTATTTCGACACGGAAACAAACCCGGAGACGTTCGCGGCTATCTGTCGGGCGGTCTACGGCAACGCCCACATCTGCATGGCGATTAACAGCGAGGCTCAGGAATGACACGCAAATTCAAGATGATCGGCGATGAATTGACGTTCGGCGGCGTGACGGTCGCGCGCATGGACCCCGGCGTCAGCGCCAGCCTGCGCGACGAGCTGGACACGTTCTTCGACGGGCTCACGCTGGACGTTGTGACGGTCGCGGAAGCGGCGGCGGAGGCGGCCAGCCAAGCGGCGGCGGAATGCTCCGGCGCGTATGACGACGGCTATCGTGAGGGATATGACGCCGGCCGCCGCAACTACCAGGGACAAGGACAATGAAAAGTGACCTCTTTGATATTCACGATCCTTTCAGCGATTTACCGGCTCACCCGCCCACGGGCCTGACCCCGGCGCTGCGCACGACCACCGACGCGGCCGGCGTGCGCACGCTCACCCACTGCGGCGACACGGTGGGGCACTACCACCGCGCCCGCAAGCCGCACCTGTGGCGCGGCGTGACGCACGGCGGCGAGCTGGTATACGGGTGCACCGAGCCGGACGTGCGCGCGGCGCTGCTGGAGCTGTACGCATGATGGGGCTGGAGCAGCAGCGGGCGCACTACCGAGCCGTGCGCGCCCGCATCGCCGGGATGCGCCCGGCGCCACCGCCGCCCGCACCGCGCCAAGCCCTGCCGCCGGACCCGCCACCGCCACCGCCGCCGGACCCGGTAGCACGGCTGCCCGTCAGCGACCGCACGCGCCAGAGCTTGCGGCATGTCTTGACGGCCTACGGCGCGACGTGGGACGACGTGACCGGCCCCGCCCATCACGCGCGCACCGTCACGATGCGCCGCGCCGTCTACTGGCTGATGCACTGCAACGGCTTTTCGCTATCGCGCATAGGCGCGCTAACGCACCGCGACCATACATCCATCCTCCACGGACTTAAAAAGGTGAACTCATGGACCCCAAAGCAATCCTAACCGCCGCCGCCGCCCTGATCGACGACCGAGGCGTGAACTACGGCGGCATCGAAGCGAACTTCGAACGCGCCGCCGCTCTGGCGACGTTGAAACTCAACCGCACCCTGACGGCGTACGATGTCGCCATCGTGATGGAGAGCGTCAAAGACGCAAGGCGCGCCATCGCGCCGGAGCACTACGACAGCCATTTGGACGGCATCAATTACCGGGCGTTTGCAATGCTGCTGTCGGGCACTGCGCCAGGCGTGCCCACCACGCCCGAGATGGCGGCGATGCTCAACAAGCTGGGGGCGTCAGATGCCCCACGCTGAGCTGGAGGAGCGCCGCAAATGCAAGCGCGAGTCAAAAGCGCGGATGCGTGAGAAACGGCGCGAGGAGTACCGATCAGTCGCGCCCGCGTTCAATGTCGTCGAGCGCAAACGCAAACCGATAGTGCACCAGTACAACCTGTATCCGCCGCCAATCTCGCTCGCGCCAGTCAATATTCTGACGCTTGAGGAGATCGAGGCAAAATATGGCACCGTAACATGACCCGCACCCTCGCCCTCGCTGCCATCCTCGCCGCATCACCCGCCGCCGCGTCTGTTCAGCAGATGATTGCCACGGAGACGGCGCGGCAGATCGGGGCGCAGTGGACGCCGACAGCTTTGAGGATTGCGAAGCTGGAGAGCGGATACCGCTGCAACGCGACAGGCCCCAAAACGCGGCATGGGCGGGCGAGGGGGGTGTTTCAGGTTATGCCTGGCACCGCCCGAGCGATGGGCTACAATCCCGCACGGCTGCATGAGTGCGGCTACGGGATCGCAGCGGGCGTCACGCACATGAGGCTCTGCATCGCCTCGGGCGTGCGCACGCAGGCGCAAATGGCGTCCTGTCATGTCAGTGGATTTTACGGTTGGCAGGTGCGGCTGAACGCCCGCGCCGAACGGTACAAACAGAAATACGTGCGGCGTTCTGCACGTTAAGAGCTTCGGCGCGAGCCGGAGGCGTCGGGATGTTCCCGGCGTTGGAGCTGATGACAGGTGCTTGCACCCAGATTCAACTCTGTACGTCCCTTGACTTGCCCCGGCCTCGCGGCCGGGGTCTTTTCGTTTCAGGCCCGCTTGATGTTGACGACGTTGGGTGTGGGCGGCTCTTCGATCATGTTCCGCAGGTCGGACTTGGTGTGCGCCTTCGACATCTCGGGCGACGCAAAGACCAGCTTCTTCGTGCCGTACTTGGCGGACGCCACGCGTCCCATGTCGATCCAGCCGGCCTCTTTCAGCGAGTGCAGGAGCTGGGTGTGGTGCAGCTTCACGCCGGTCGGTGCGTGCGGCAGCAGCCGCTCGCACAGGCTGTAGAACGGAGCCCCGACGACGCCGCGCGCGAACTCGCCGCGCTTCTCGCGGATCATATCCACCAGAAAGCTCTCGGCCACGGACATGCCCTGCTCGACCATACTAATTTTCCAGTCAGTGACGGGCGGCACCGCACTGGCATTGAACGCCGACACGTCGCGGTCGGCCAGCCAGCGCGCGACCTTGGCGAACCCGCCGGCAGCGTACCAGTCCCACAGAGCCGTGGCCTCGGCGGCGCCCATGCGCCCGCAGTTCGACCAGATGCAGCACCAGCGGCGGTCCTGCGACGGGAGCGAGATCGGCACCTGATCGTTCGTAAACGCCAGCACGAACAACCGGTTCACGGCGTCGTAGGGGTGCATACCCTTGCGGTTGATCGACAGCACCAGCGGCGGGGCGGCGATCAGCGGCTTCAACTTGTTCGCCAGCGCCCGGCGCTCGCGCGCCTCCGGCTCCTTCAGCTCGTTCAGGATCAGGACTTCGCTTTCCAGATGGTAACCCCAAGCGGTCCCCAGGCTGTCGTTGTCGATCATGCCCCGGTTCTTCATGTCGGGGCCGCAGATGGCCCACAGGAACGGAGCCCACATCGTGTCCTTGCCGCAGCCCTCGTCGCCGCCGTGCAGGATCGCGTGGTTGACCTTGGTGCGCGGCTGCTGGACTTTGACGGCCATGACGTCCAGCACATGCTCGCGCTCGGTCGGGTCGGGGATCAGCCGCTCGCAATGCTTCAGCCACGGCGTGATGTCGCCGCCGGCAGCGTAGGCCGGGCGGGCGTCGCGCCACAGGTTGCCGTAGACCAGCCCGTCGCGCTCGACCAGCGCCGTCTCGCCAGCAGCATAGATGAGCGCCTGAAGCGTCCGGGAGCCCATGTGCTGGCGGTTCTCGTCGTAGCAGACCGACGCCTCAATGCGGCGCCCGTTGTGGACCGACACACACTTGACGTGGCGGAACAGGGCGTTGAAGGCGCTGCGGGAGTACTCCCGCCGGTCGGCCAGATCGAAAAAGGCGTCGTCATCCAGAACGTAGGCGAACCGCTCGTACCACGCGTTCTTCTCAAGGCGGCCCAGCTCCCGCCGGTTAACCTCATCGACGATCTTCTGCGCCTCGTCGGGGAACGCAGCGGTCGGCTCCAGCACCGCGCGCACCACCGCCATCTGTTCGGCCAGCAGCTCGTCGCGCAGCCCCGGCGTCACGCGCGGGCCGCCCTGCTCGGCCACCCAGTCCAGAAAGGCGCGGCTGTCGAGATGCTCGCAGTGGCCGTGGTAGCAGCAGAACGACCGCTCCAGCGGCTTGTAGCGGGCCTCGATCTGCCCGTCCGAGTGCTCGCCGTGGTTGGGGCAGATCACGCCCATCCAGCCTTCGGCGTTCGGCTGCGACATCACGAGATTGTGATCGTTCAGCCACGTCAGGACCGTGTCCTTGCCCGTGTCGCGCAGCCGGAACACCGTTCCGTGCGGGCTGTCGGCCTCGCCGGGGGCGACACCGAGCGCCTCGCAGATTTGCGGCAGCGTGAACTCACGGTCGGGATGGAACTCGACCAGACGCGCGCGGAACCCCTCGCGCTCGGGCTTCAGGTTGACCGAGCCGGGCAGGCGGCAGTTGCGCACCGCGTTGGTGGCGCCGGGGTCGGTGTATCCCGCCTCGGCCAGCGCCCGCAGCGCCGCCGTCTGCTCACCCACGGTCGGCTGCGTGGTGTAGGCGTAGCCCCACTGGTAGTTGTCGGGGCTCGTCTCCATGATCCACGTCGGCGGCAGCGCGGGCGTCTTTGACTTGGTGCCGATGTCGTCCAGCATGAGGAACAGGCAGTACTGGCAGTTCGCCACGCTGGCGCTGGGCTTGCCGTCGCTGAAGCGGTCGAGGATGAACGAGCCGGTGTTGACGTACCACGCTTGGTCGTCCTTGCGCCGGTAGGTCGGCAGGAACGCCGGCCATGTGTAGCGCGGCGAGCCGTCCGCGTGCAGCACGGGCGCGCCGCTGCGCAGCACCGCCTTCTGCCGGACCACCAGCGCCGTCTCTCCCTCCGGCGCCAGATTTGTCAGGTATTCGAGAAAATCCATGTCCTACCCCTTTCCGTAACGTGTCATCGCGTGAATTTCGACGCCGAGCGGCAGACCGCCGCCCCAGTTCGGCGGCGTACACATCACCCGCCGCATGATGTCGGACGCCCGGTCGGGGTCATCCGTCTCGACTACGATCTCGTCGTGGACGTGCGCCACGACCTCCAGCCCCTCGGCCTCCAGCCGCGCCAGCGAATGGCGCAGGATGTCGTGCGCGGCGGCCTGCGTGATGTTCTCGCACGCGAGCCCGCGCCATAACCGTGCGCGGGGCCACTCCTTGGCGTCGGCGGCGGGCTTCCATGCCGCCTTGGCGTAGGTGATGTCATCGCCCTCCAATCGAGCGAACGGGTAGCATAGCACGCGGCCAGACGGCAGAGCGTACCAAAGGTGCTGCCCGTCGAACAAGTAGGTAACGCGCCCGGCGCTGAACTCGTGGTCCTTGTTGCGCAGCGCCCGCCAGTAGGCGCGCTCCAGCGCCTCCCAGAACGGCGTGGCCCACGGGTTGGCGACGCGCCAGCCATGCACCATGCGCTTGGCCTCCGGCTCGGGCAGGTGCAGGCCGTAGACGCGGCCCATCGCGGCGAACGCGCCGACGCCGCCACCAAACCCGCACGCCAGCTCTTGCACTTTGCCGACTTGGCGCTGGTCGCCCGTCACCGCCTCGTAGGTCGTGCGGAAGGTGGCGACGGCGTTGACCTTGTACGGGTCGAGGCCGGAGCGGAACACCTCCAGCTTGTCGTCGCCCGCCGGGCTGGCCGACAGCCACGGGTTAACGCGGCCCTCGATGCTCGACCAGTCGGCCACGACCAGATGCTTACCGTCCACCGGGAGGATCGACGGCCGCAGCATCGACTTCAGCACGTCGGTGACGCGGCGCCCGAACTTGGGCGTGATCTCATGTCCGCGGACGATGGCCTGCCGGACTAATTCAGGGTCCTTGGCGCACTTGCGCGGGTAATTGTGGAGCTGAAGCCCGTAAGATGAAGCACGACCCGTAGCCGATCCTCCAGCGAATACAAATGCGCCTCTAACTCGGCCATCCTCAACATCTGCCAGCGCGTGTGCGCGGGCAAACTTTGCGACCGACGACGCCCAGAGGTCGTCGGCGCACTGTACGACATCAGCGACCTCGGGCGGCACCTCCTCGGCGTTTTCCTCGGCCAACGCAAGCAGGGATGCTCGGGCGTTCCTGTCGATTGAGTATTTCTTCTCGCCATCTTTGTACGTCTCCATCAGCGCCAGCGCCTGGGGTCCAACGCGCTCCATCACCCACGTCCGCATCTTGGGACTGCGCACGCTGGTGATCGCGCCGCCCGTCACCTCGCGCACAGTCTGCTCGATCTCGACTTGTTCCTGCGCCGCGTACCGCACGGCGGCCTCGCACAGCGCCCGGTCCACACGCACACCGCGCAAATTGATGCGGGCGTTGACGTGGTAGTCGCGCAGCTCCTCGTCGGACAGCTCGCGCATGGACTTGCTGACGGCCCGCATGGCGCGCACGTCCTGAAGGGCGTACTCGCCCAACTCGCGCAGCAACGCCGGGTCGTCCTTAAATGGCGGCAGGCAGCAGGCGCGGACGAGCTGCTTGCCACGGTGATCCTTCTTCATCGACGCGCCCGCAAAGCGACCCACGTCCTCCAGCGAGCCGGGGGCGCAGTTGGAGCGCGCCTGCGCTGCGGTGCAGTACCACGCCTCCAGCGGCGGCTCCGGCACGCCGTAGTCGGGGCACACGGCGAACCATGTGATGAGCCGGTCGAACTCCTCGTTGTGGGCGCGGATTTGCCGCTTGGCGGCGAAGTGATCGCACACCCGCGCGGGGAACGGCTCATGCGCCCACCAAAGCTGCGGCTCCTCGTCGTCGAAGGCGTAGGCCATGCACAGCGCCTTGGTGCTGGCGTCCTGCGCGTAGTTGTGCGCGCCGACGACCGTCAGGTCGGCGTGGCTCCTCGTTTCGTAATCCAACCAGAGAATTGTCATGACGCCCCTCATGAAACAGCCGCCGACGCGGGAGAACGTCGGCGGCTGGGCTCACCCGTTAGCTGCGACGACGACGCCGTCCGTCAGCGGGGGCCTCAACGTCCGGCTCGGAGGGGGTCTGAGCGGACGCTGTCTCTTCCGGGCCATTCATGCCCATCCATTCGACGACTTCGAACACGGGCGTGTAGATGCGCCCGTAGCTCTTGTGGACGTAGTGCTCCTTGCGGAGCTGGACCACGGGGACCGGCTTGGTCTGGTCCTTCTCCACCTGCGCCGCGATGGACAGCGCGAGCGCCTGGAGAGCCTTCTTGCCGCCCACGGACGTGACCGTGTAGCGGGCCTCCATGTCCTTGTCCTCGCCGGACATGCACTTCAGGCTCATGCCGAGCTGCATCTCCCACCCGCGCTTGGATGCTGGCGGAGCGGGGTCCAGTTCGGGCAGCGGCTGCGACACCGGCACGGCGACCTCGGCCAGCACGTCGCCGTCACCCCAAGCGATGTAGCCGTGGGTGAACGAGAACGGGTTGATGGCCCACGTCGCGCTGTCCTCGACCTCGGTCTGGTCAGCGCCGAACACCCAGTGCCCGGTCTTGTCCATCTTGAGGATCACGGAGCCGCCGCCCGACGACGCCCCGCTGGCGACGTTGCGGAGGCTGTCCGCGAGAGAGGCGACGGAGGGAAGGTTGGCTTTACCAAATACTGTGACGTTTGACATTATCGTTTCCTTACAGTTTGCCAAGGGCGGCAGCGAGTTGACGCCCGATTTGCAACGCCTCCGGCCGGGGATCGCTCTCCGGCGCGACGGTGTTACCCGTTGAGACTGAGACGACCAGATCGCGCGGCAGGTCGAGCTTGCGCTTCTTCAGCACCTTCTCCACCTTGGCCGGCGACAGCAGAGCCGTCTCGGTCAATTCTTCATTCGTGAAACCCAGAGCCGCCAGCTCGTCCAGAGCCCGCTCCTCACTCAGCCACTTGCGCGTACCGCGCTTGGGGACCAGCTTGTAGCCGGGCAAACGCACGCCCTGCTCCATCATCGTCTGCGCCAGCGCCCGCACGTCCGCGATCCACGTCTCCAGCAGATCGGCGTTAGCAACGTAGGCCGCGATCTGGTCGGCGTCCAGCGCCTTGACGCTGGTGTGTAGCGCCCGGTCTACGGCTCCCGTCAGCAGCGGGCACACCGGCTTGGCGGCGCACCAGCGACAGTGGTCGCCCGACGCCAGCGGCGCGTCGGGCAGCAGCGCCGTCTTGACGGCGACGAACAGCTCGCGCTCGAAATTCAGGATGCGCCCCGGCGTCGTCACCCACCGCTTGATGTGGTGCGGCGCGTGCGCCGGCTGCACGATAATCAGCTCGACCTCCTCGACGCCCTTGAACGCCCACCGCGTTGCGTCCGTCCGCATGGCTGCGGCGGCGTAGAACATCGCCTGCGCGTTCTCCTCCACATCGACCGCCACACCCGAGCCGAACTTCCAGTCCAGCACGATGGCGCGGCGACCGATGCGACCGATCAGATCGGCCGAGCCGAAGACGCCGGGCAACGCATCACCAAAACCCACGACGGCCTCGACCTGAAACTCCATTTCCCTGTGCGGGTCCACCTCATCCAGCGCCCGCAGCGCCGGGATCAGCTTCTCGGCGTGCAGCTCCTCCGTCAGCGTGACGCCTTGGTAGGACGCGCCGATGTGCGACGCCGGAGGCGTGCCCTGCCCGAGCACGTCCGCGATGGCGTTGTGCAGCAGCGTGCCCTCGTCGGCGTACTTCGACGACGGCTTGGGTGGCATTTGCTGGACGAGGGTGACGGAGCCGGGGCAGGCGATGACGCGCTTGGCTGTCGAGCCGCCGACGATGTTAGAGTGCGTAGCCAT